CGTGATCCAGCGCCCATTTCTTTTTCTGCAGGCTCCAGGGCTTTTCCCGCCATGCCTGCCACTCCTGGAATGGTGTCATGGCAGCAGCTCCAGAAGCGTTCCGGCAATGAATTCAATCAAGACGATTGCAGCGAATAGTCCGGCCCATACCGCTACCATCTTCGAATCCTCTTTGATTTCCTTAAGCTCTCTTTCCTGCGCTTCTCTTTGTTCCTGAATATCTGCGCACAATTGGTCGACTATGCGCTGGTTCTCAAAATGCTGGAGCTGTTCGGCGAAATCCAAAGTGACTCCGTCCATGCCTTTTCCTAATGTCTTCATGTCTTTTTCTCCTTCCGTGACGGATTATTTCCGTCATTCTCTTGTTTTGTGTCGGATGTATTCCGTTGCATTTAAACGATGTGTCGGATTATATCCGATACATCCCTTTTTTCTGCTCACCCCCTCCAAAGACAGCCTGACGATAGATAATGACAATCAAAGCTATAAAGAAAGGAGGTAAATAATTTATGAAACAAGTACGTTCTGCGAATGTAACCAAAACTGTATACCGTCAGACCGCCTTTGAAAGAGGTGAACATGTTGGCTGTCAACCAACTTCAATTTTAAAAAAAATAGGGTTAGAACAATAGATCATCAAGGCTGATCTTAGCTTTTTCTTCCGGCTGTTTAGAATTGTACAGCTTGACGATTTTATCCGCCTGATGCAGCTGCAGTTCTCCACAGTCATTGACCAGCTTCCGGTATGTCGGAATGCTGACGTCTAAGAAGTTCGCCATTTCAGCTTGAGTCATGTTCAACCCTACTTGGATCTGTGCCAGATTGATCATAGATGCTCCTTCCTAGAAGTTTGTTATCAACCAACTTCACTTATAATAATACCTGTTCATATGTTTGTTGTCAACAAACTTTTTTCTTTTTTGTAAATTAATCTTTCCAAAATATAACCCTATTTTTCCGTTTTAGTATGTTGTCAACAACGTACTGTGTTATTATATATGTGCATATAATTATTAAAAAAGAGGTGAAAAAGTATGTATAACGAATATTATGTGACAATGGGAAAGTTTTTTAAAATCAAGCGACTCGCGCAAAAGATGACCTACGAACAAGTCGGCGAATCGCTCAATCATAGTAAAGGATGGTATTACGATGTTGAGCGCGGGAAGAATAAAATCTATTTAAAGGAAGCCAAACAATTGTGCGATCTGTTTGGATGTACACTCAACGATATGCAAGAGTTCATAGATACCAACCTTTAAATGCATTTTAGTTTTCTAAAGGACATCATTCATGTCCATTTAATTAATAATATATAAATTGAAAGAGGCGAAAAAAAAGATATGGGATTATTAAAAGGACTGGGCGATAAGATGCTGGATGCATCGAAGTCAGCAATCAAAGAAAAGTTAGGAATTGAACAGGAACAGGCAGGAGCCCCGACTCCACCGCCATTCAAGAAAAAGCAAAAGCTATGTGAAGTGAAGTCTTTCCTGGATGAGCATCATGCCGGAGTGTACTCAATAAGAAAGATTGATCCGGATTTCTTTGCCCCGGAAAAAGAAATAATGGAGCGGATCAGTATGACCTGCGTCCGGATCTATAAATATAAGTTCGGGTCATATTCCGTGAAGCTGGTTCCAGAACCAACAAATGCACATGATCCTAATGCAATTATGGTTCTTTTCGACAGCGCATATGTCGGATATATTCCGGCAGAGCTGACCGGAGCGATGCGTCGATATATCGGAAAAGAAGGCTCGCTTCGCGGTGTCATATCCGGCGGTCCGGCCAAGGAAGTGTATCGAGGGTATGTAAAAGACTATCTATATGATACGAAGATCTACATTGAAACATAATAAAAAAACCATTACCAGCTGGTATCTGGTAATGGAATAGAAATCCTTCGAATGCGGAACGAAGTTTTTCTATGCTCATTTTACCACAGAATCGAGGTTAATATGACTATAATCAGAAAAGAATTCCCGGTAAAGGGAAGAAAAAGGCCGGTCGTCAAATACCGGTATGCGGTAACGTATAAGGATCCTTTTGGAGAATCCCATCGTAAATATTCAAAATGGTTCCCTTCGCAAAAGGAAGCGGAAGCAGCGCAGGCGGAGTTTAAGGCAAGTCCGACTTTGGCATCGAAAACTAAGTTCATAGATGTTGCGCTGCAGTGCATGGAGCAGAAGAAAAAAAGAATATCAGAAAAGACATATATTGAACAAATGCGGTTTATCAATTTGTGGTTCAAACCACTGCACCAGAGGAATATAGACAGAATAAGTCCGAAGCAGATCCAAGCTATATTTGAGCCCATTCAATATCTGTCAACAAGCCGGTTAAATAAGGTGTACGGGACTTTGAAGAGTATCTTTGAATACGCTGTTATATATTATGATCTGCCGGCCAATCCGATGCAGAAGATACCCAGATTCAAAAGGCCTGATGATAACCTTAGAAAGGAAACATCCATATGGACGGAAGAGGAACTAAAAGCCTTCCTTGGTGCCGTTCCGGATAATAAGTGGCAGTACCGCACATTATACCACTTCCTGTTTTACACCGGAATGCGGAAAAATGAAGCATTGAGTCTCACCTGGAACGACTACGACGGGAAGAAAGTAAAAGTGTACCGTCAATTCCAGAACGGAAAATGGAAGCCGTTAAAAACTAAGAATTCCATAAGAAACATAGTTCTTGATCCAGTAACTATTGAAAAGATAAACGAACTTCATAGCTGGGCTGAATCTCAGACTAATTACAGCCCGAACTGGTTCATCTTTGGCGACTTCAAACAAATGGGAACATCGGAAATAGGACGTGTGAAAGATAAGGCTATAAAGAAAGCCGGGGTACCATACATCCGGATCCACGACCTGCGCCACAGCCATGCGAGCTATCTGATCAATAAAGGAGTGAACATGGTGATAGTATCCAGAAGACTCGGCCATAGCTCTATTCAGATGACGATCGACCGCTATACGCACCTGTTACCGGATGCGCAGGATGAGGTAATAAAGGCAATCATGGAATAAAAATTGTTGCATAATCGTTGCACAATAACAAAAAAACCCTTTATACAAAGGGTTATGAGCTTATGGTAGCGCGTACGGGATTCGGCAAAGTGATTTCTTGCAGTTAAAAACAACGATAAATAAAGCATTTTAGAGCCACCTAGTTACACTAAATGACACGCAGTTTCATGAAATTGTTGCATAATTTGTTGCATAATTTTCTTAACTTTTCTATCAAGATATATTGACATTATATGTATATACTGATATAATAAGAGTGTAAAGAGATAGGGGTTACCCGAGGAGGACAAGAAAATGACAAACATGAACAGTGGTTACGCAGGATACAGAATGAGCAATAGAGCCGTTGAGGCATACGATTCCGGAGCTCGTCCGATCAGCAAATGGACAAAGACAGACATGATGGATGAGATCGAATCCATCATCAATGAACTTAATGTGGATTGGACGATGAAAGATATGAAGGCGCTGAAAGTAAAAGCGATGCGTGAGCTGGTATTATCTTACGACAGCTGGCACCACACTTCGAGTTACTGCAATAACACAGACTTCTACCGCATTGATCCGGAACGCATCGAAGGCATCACATTGGCAGACATCGAAGAAGCGAAAGCTAAACAAAGTGTTAAAAAAGAAGAACCAGAAAAGCGCGTAAGACGCGTAAGAGCAGAGTTCCTGGTATGGTCCGGAACAAGAAAGCACCCAAAAGCTGAGCGCAGAGAAGCTGAAGGAGTTATCCGAGGCAATTGGTTCTATCTGGCAAATGGATCTAAAAAGTCAATCAACGCAAAAGGTTTTGAGATTCTGGAGGTGTTATAATGGCGACAACTGAGGCGCAGAAAAGAGCGTCGATCAAGTATGACAAAGCGAATACTGTTCAGAAGCTATTGAAGCTGAATAAAAGAACAGATTCAGATATCCTTGACTGGATTTCTGGGAAAAACTTCCAAGGATACGTCAAGGCGCTGATCAGAGACGACATGAAAAAAGCCGGAGACTAAAAGCTCCGGTTTTTATTTGCAAAATAAGAATAGACTTCAAGGACTTCCTCTGCCGGCATGTCAGATGCAATTTGTCTGATGCGTCTGGCCAGAGCGTGCTTATCGCAGTTAACAACAATTTCTCTGCCTGTCAGAATCTTTGTAATGTACCATGCAAAAGCGTTGGCATCCACTTCCAGAGATTGATTCTCGTAGTGTTCATGCGTAGAATCCTTGTAATTCTTGAATCCTTTTCTCCATTCTCTGATTGTCGATTTCGACTCCAGATCAGTCAGAAATTGAGACACCACTTGAAACTGGTATATATGCCTCATCTCATGCGTGATAGCCACATACTCCAATCCGTCTTTATAAACAGAAAGGTTTACCAGGATTGTGTTCTCCGCAGGAAAGGACCGCATCCCGGCAGTCTTCGGCATTGTAAGAATATCTGTCTGCTCATACAGAATCTTTGGTTTATCTATAGTCAATAAATCGCACAAGAAGTCAATGTATGTGTCAAAGTCTAGCATGGTTTGATTGTAGCATAATTAACACTGATTTTAATATGAATTGAAAGCCGAAATTATATTAAATAAATCAGTTTATTTATTGCAATAAAAAAAGGGACGGGCAAATAGCCCGTCTTTTCATTTAACCAATCGTAACCGTAGTTCCGTATTCATTTTCAACCTCAGCATACGGAATCGCATTTACAGTTACTGCGCTCAATCCGTCATAACCAGCATCAGCACTCACCGTCTGCGTGCTTGCGGTCGGTGTCACCGTCTTTGCCTGAAGATTGACACCCTCACCAGCATACGAGCCAACAACCCCGAGCAATGAAACACCGCTCTTGATGTTACCAGCGATCAACTTAGATTTTTCAGTAGCGGAAATTCCGACCGAACCTCTTCCATCATGGTATCCCTGAGGGACAGTATATGTACCATCTTTGGTTGCAATCGTACCACTCACCGCACCACGATTAGGCATTGATCCTGTCGCCTGCTCTCCGTCAACTCCGTGAAAAGTGATTCCTGCCAGCACTTTGTCTTGTGAAATCGTATCTTCCGTCAAATCGATTAATGTGTTTCCGTTGTAAATTATTTTGTTATAAGCCATTTTGATAACTCCTTTTCTATTCTGTTCAGTCTATATCTTCATAGGCACTTGATAGTTACTGATTTAATGTTCCCTTTATATCTCTATGGTAAATGCACCGTCAGACATTCCATTGTACGTAAATATCCACACGCTCATTTTCCCGTTTTCTCTGTCTAACATGACAAGGCTTTCTGTATAAAACTTGTTAAAAGCGAATGCTGTTAACCCATCTTCTCTGATGTGCAACTGCTCATGTGCATGACCATTCAAGGCAACAATCAAATCCGTAGTACAGTTGGCAAAGTTATAAGAATGTCTTACACCTTGAGCATCTGTGTATGTTCCGCTCCGTTTATTCTTCCTGTCTTTTAGAACTGTCCAAAGTCCTTCAATACAAGTTGGAGCATCTGCCCACGATTGCTGTGTGCCGTCATCATGGATATATGTGTCTGTGAATAAAGCGTGCTGAAGGACAATGATATCGTATCCGTCATTCGCTCCCAATTCATCTAAGAACCATGTCGTTACTTCAGTTGTTGTATATGGATTAGGTATTGTGTCGGTAGTATCTGCTCCTATCCTTGTATACCAATCAAGACAAATAAATTTTACGTTGTGGTAATCGTCATATACAACAAAATTAGCCGTGTCGCTAGTTGATATAAGTTGCTTCCGATACTTAACAGAATCTGTGAAATACGACCTTATTGCTTGCTGTGTAGGAACGACATCAGTACCCTGTTTTACATCGTGGTTTCCAACAACGCCAATAAAGTTATCAACAGGAGTTGTTCTTGTAACATATCTCTCTAAAACAGAAGGAGTATATGTGTCCACACAAATATCGCCAAGAGCAATATTGACTGCCAATATGTCATTGACATTGTGAAACCATCTATTTGCGTCAATTCCTGTGCCACCATGTGTATCTGTGTTCACAAACAATGGTATCGTACTCAATGGGCTTGCAAGGAACGCAGTCTTAAAATTTGCATATTGCTGATTTCCTTTTTCAACCCATGCCGTACTATTGACACTAAAATCCAACTGTGATTGTGGGGGTGCGATTGGATGTGATGAATCAGGAAAGACTGTTGCACCGTTTACGTTATATGCCGATAGTAAGGCACTCCCACTTTTATCATATACTGAAATAACAGGGTTCCCTGTTATGTCGAAAATCATATCATCACTCCTCTGCCGTTTCATGAGGTGTAGCGTCAAACTTTGCCATATTTGCACGGCTTCCTGATACAATGAAATAGTGTGCATTAGAAGGGACAATGATTTGGGTTGTGCTTGTAGTGATAATGAATTTGCCTATAAATCCTTTGCTTGCATCATACCAACCATTGTATTCGCCAAGAGAGATAGGCGAAACGGATATTGCCGCCGCACCATGACAAGGAAGGTAATCAGTCCTATCCCACCCATTATATGAGGTTATAACCCCATTGGTATTGTTAACATACTCATCCTGAATCAGATTAATAGTATATGGTACTCCATCTGTCCATTCTTCAGACGGGTCAGTCGCATTGGTTACCGTTACATCGAACGTAGTAGTTTTTCCATCATATGAAACTGTGATAGTGCTTGTGCCCTCTGCCAATGTGCCACTCAATGTATATGTTGTGATTGTTTCTGTAGTTTCATTGTCATATGTTGCTGTAACAACTAAATCTGGTTTTAAGCTGTCTAAACTATCAGTGTCATAAACTGTTCCGCTCTGTGTATATAATGCGCTGATTGATACTAATTCAGCAGGCGGATAAAGTGCATCATGCAACGCATCATAATATGTCTGACCTTGGTCATTGTCCCATGCCACATGCTGGAAACAGTTCAGCAATGCCTGTTTTATGCTTTCATTAAGTCCTCCACTGCCCTCATACGTTCCTGTAATCACTTCACCGCTTTTGTCATGCGCCGTAATTCCTTTTAGCAATGTGTCCGCAGAAACAGTATCATTTGATGTATCAATTAATGTTTGTCCATTGTATACTACTTTGTTAACTGCCATATCAATCTCCTATCACAAATGTGACTCCACCAGCTTCATTCTGTAGTTCTTTAGTCGGAACAGAATAAATGGTCACATTGTCTTTCATGTATTTCGTTTTCGTTCCTAAAACTCGGCTCGTCGTAAAACTTGGGTCAGCCACAAACGAATTGACTTCATAATCACCATCGTAAACTTCCAGTGACGACTGGCCGCGAGGGACGGAGAGAATGCCCCTCACGGTCATGGCGCCGGAAAGTGTTCCACACAACGTCTTTGCTTCATTCAACATTTCAGATCACTTCCTCTGTAATGTTTAATGTCCTCTTCGCAAGGAACGTATCCACATCGCCGTCAAAGGTCGTCAATTCAATATCATACACGTAACCGCCAAAAGCCATATCTTTTGTATCCTCCGGCTCAATATGCAAGAGCATGGTGTCGGTAGGAATCTGTTTCACCAGTAGTGCCTCCGAATCGCCATATGTCTTCTTGACAGCCATGCGGATCGAGTCGCCCTCATGTGGCTCATAAGCTGTTCCATCGTTGTATGACAGAGTCAAGATGGCGCGCAGTGTATCACCACGCGTCATACTGATTGCCATAGTTTTTGGATTTATTTTAACCATAGTCAAACCCTCTTTATTTCAATCGCTTCTAATCTCAGCGATTTGCCTGTCGTTCCGATCATAGCCTTGCCATCACAGTCAACCCAGCTTGTCCATCCTTTATTCTGGACATGTGCCCTCATTTTACAAGGCTTTGAAGTCTTGATTTTTAAGGCTTCTAATCGTAGCGATTTTCCTGTCGTTCCAATGATGGTTGATTTACCAGGCTTCAAATATTTTTTCCAGCCGACATCCTGAATATGTGCATCTACCTGTTCGATGACGGTGCCGTCTTTCGTATACAGCTGTAAGGCCTCGACCCGCAGGCTCATTCCGGTCGTTCCGGCCATAGCGCCATCGAAGATCCAGTCCATCCAGCCGTATGACTGGACGTGTACACGATAATTGATTTTTCCGTTCGAAATTGTCTTTTTGAAACACTTTGGCCGGAAACATCCGATCATGTATGCTGATGAGAAAGCCTTCTTTGTAAACGATGAATCTTCAGGATCTTGATTCTCTCCAAGATAATAGCCATTGCCTAACCGGTCGTCAGTGCCGGTATAAATGGCGATATGCGACTTCGGGAATCTTCCTCCGTCCCAAATTACAATGTCGCCTTTTTTCAGCTCCTGTCCGTTCAGCGCAATGTCATCACACCATTTTAGGATTCCATTTGTTGCTTTTAAGTTGGCGATATCCTTTACATAATTGGATTGCGTGCAGTTCGGCAGAGTATAGCCGAGCTCATGCGCATACTGCGCCACAGCATCCCAGCACTGGTACCCGTACGATTTATCATAATCAACACCTTTGCCGATCCACTTCTTTTCAAAGGCATCGTATTTTGAATAATCGTAAACGGTCTTTTTGACGGCTTTCTGAATCGTTCCGGATGTCCTTGAAAGTTGAGCATTGACCTTCTTAGCGATGTCCGGCATGCGATCGTACAGATATTGACCAGGGCACGGCTTGTTTGCGAAGTCCCGATGCACTGTCATATTACAACCATTACGATGGTTGACCCGATCAGATGCATTGTTCGACCACACCAGCTTCTTGATTCCGTTCCGCTTACAGATATCAGCCACTAAAGGAATAAGAGCATTGTAGGCTTTATCTCTTACCGCATATGGCGGTTTAGAATCAGAAGCCACTTCAATTGTAATTGCTCTCATATCGTTGGTTTTATTCGAAGAGCACCAGCTGGCATTTTTTTCTTCGACATAAAGACCAATCGAACCATCATACCCGATTCCATAATTGCTGGAAGCTTCCGGAGTACCATACTTGAACCATTGGCCACATCCGGCAGCTGTCATCTGGCCGGCCATGCAGTGGATCGTGATTGTATCGATTTTGCTTCGGCCATTGTAATGGTTGGCGGTTAATATCTTAGTTTTAGCTAGACTTGAATTTGTGTATCCCATATTTATCACCCCGCTATCGTCATATTTTGTCAGGTTGTATTTTTGGATCACATTCATTAGATTTGTTACATAATTAATCGATGTCGCATAGCCGTCGGCTTTTATACGTTCCAGGTAAGTCTTCGGATCAGTGACTCCTTTGAGATTTGAATAATTCGAAATATTTATAAAGTCAAAATATCCAATCACTCCGGATTCCATGTTGGGAAACTTGCACCACTGCATCCGGCTTGTCACATAAAGACCGGTGGACAGTTGTTCACTGCCCACCTTGTTGTAAATTCCTGATGCTGTCGGGCATCTGCCCTTCCGGTATTTAAGGCCGAAATAGTTATGCGCATTTACTGCTAGTTCCGATGTTCCGGACGCACTTTCCAAGATTGCCTGCGCAATGATCGGAGAGTGCACCTTGATCCCATATTTGCCGGCATACTTCTTCACATATCCGGCAATGTCTTCAATGAAACTAGTCATCGGACTTTTCTTCTTTTTCTCTGCCGTTGGCCAGCTCTTCCAGAGCTTCGGCCGGCATGGATCTCGTGTCTGTGGTTACTGCCATTAGTTGGCCCTCCTTTTCAGATCTGCCACTTCTTCTTCAAGAATGTACACTCTTTCAATTACGGAATTGTGCTTGTCCATTTTCTTTTCCAATTCCTTGATCCGATATTCCAAAAGCGTACGATTGTTCTTATTCGCGCTGTATGTGGCTATAACCGACGGTATGGCCACACAAAGACCGCTTATGATCGCGGTCTGTACGACCGGATCCATTTACTGTTCCTCGACTTCCGGAAGGCCTGCAAGTGAAGTCAGCAGGCTGACAATGCCAGCAACTGCGCTGGCGCTGACTACAATTTTCCAGTCAACGTCTGCCAAAACATAGCTGGAGCCAATGACTCCGACTGCCGTTTGGCACACTGTTTTGATTGCACGAATGGCCGCTTTTTCCCACCATTCAGCTGATGTTAAATACTTCATATGCTTCACCTCTTTGCACACAGCACTCTAGCTGTGACTTTGATCCGAGCCGTCTGTCCATCGTTGTTACGAACATGCGTCTCGATTGTATTGTTCGAATTATAAATTGTGTGCGTAAATATGTAGCACACACTTGATGCACGACCGTTGTTCGACGCATTCGATGTGCTGAACGGGAAGCAACCGACGATTTTGTACCCTTCCGGGATTGACGGGCTCAGCATAACTGTCGCATTTCCGTTTGCGTTTATAGATATGTTATCCTTTTCGACCGTTACCACTTTAAGCGGATTGGCCACCCGGTCATATATGTTTGCAACGCTTGAACGCATGCAGGATTCATACGTTGCCGTCACTTCGCTGACAGAGCTGGCGTCAACCCTGAACGTGCACAGCTGGATCTCGTACACACCGTTCACAATGTTCACATCAGTATCCTGAGTCAGCGGACGCAGTTCCGTTCCGGTGTCATATACAACTTTCAACGGTTCATCCGCATTGGATAGATCCATCTGCAGAATCAACTGGCCATTTAATGTGTCGCCGCTTGAAAGCGGGACCGATACCGATGTTTCTTCGATTTCGAAAAAACGACCCTGGATCATCCCGAATCCATGTGTGATATTAATTACGTTTGTGTCCACGCTGTCACCCGAGATGTCACAACCATAAATGACACCATCGACTGTGAACAACATGTGCATCAATGCATCATATAAAGGAGCGATATTTACACCGCTCCAAGTTTTCAAATTCGCTCCCATTTTTTAACCTCTATTCAATATTTTCGTCAGGTCCAGACGGACCGTTCCAAACACCAATTTTATTGTCTTTTTTATTTCATACCCAGTCAGAATCGATGCTGTGATCATGCCGTCATGAATAACATTGACCAGCTGGCCAAGCTCCAATGTCCTTGGTGAAATCATCTCATCATCCACTGCCAGTTCGATCTCGATCAGATTATTATACTTGATACGGCTGAATGCATCCGACGCAGCTGCTCGCGAAGCCTTTGCAAAGGTCGTGTCAGTTCCGACCGATATGGCCACTGTGTCCATTACAACCGGAGTGATCCGATCAGTATTTGAACCGTTGAATGTTCCATCCGGATGCAGGAAAAAAGCGCTTGCTTGCGACATGTTGCCGGAATTGCAGACAACGACCTTGTTCAGACTGTTCGTCGTCTGCTTAAGCGAGATCGACCGGCTCAGCACATTTGGCAGCGCCGTTTCAATCAGGACGGTTTCGCTATTGTTTCTGCCAATATACAGAGTGATCGTTTTATTCTGAATGTCCGGCACTGCTCGGACGAATACGTAATATTCCGCAGCACTTCTCCTGATCAGCGTATCCCGGAGATTTATGACGATCCGGTGCTGGCCAGTTGTATCAGATTTCAAGTTGAAACCCCATGAGGTTGTTGACGAAGTCGTCACGATGCTCAATCCTTTGACTCTTTGATACGTGTCTGCGTTTGAAATGAACCACCTGTCAATGTAATACTTCAAACAATCCTCGAGACTTCCGGAGCCCTGATCGTTTGTGTCGAACACAATTTTCATATTGAAATAATAATCGACGAACGAGACAAATGTGACGGCCATTGTGGAGTCATTGATTCCCTTGAATTCTATCTTGTTAACGACCCCAAAATATTCGACCGTGCCTCTTACAATACGGATGTAACATCCTTCTTCTATTGCCTTGTCAGAAGGAACCTGGATGGTATTAGTTACGTTGGCCAATGCGTCAACTTTATATGTTGGCTCGTTGACAGTAGTGTGCGCCACCAGATTCATCGACAGATCGAATACTTCGACATTATACGCTCGCATATTCTAATTGCACCTCCACAGATAATGTCACTGTGTCAGTCGATTCATGCGTGACGGTGATTCGATTTTTCCCGTATTCAAAAAACATAAATCGTTCCGTTCCGAAGTCACCGCTCTGATAGACATTGGCCACGACAGATCCGTCCAACCTTTGTAGTGTAATTCCGTATGGATAGGATGTTGCATCGATTACCAATTTTCGATTATCGGCAATTTCACCGATGTAACCGCCAGTCGCTTTTAGAATGCCGTTGACATAATGTCTCCAGATCGGATTGACACATGGGCCGTAGATAGATATCTTTGTCGGGCACTCCTCAATCGAATCCGACTCGATGGCCACCGTCTCAGACTCTGTATCCGAATACCGGCATGCATCATATGTGTAATCGTAGATCTTACCGCCCCCGGACGAAGTAGTGCTGGATGATGCGGTCGCGGTTCGATACCAAGGCCCTAACGATATCAATTCGATATCGGCTTGCATCTCATCTTTCGTGACCATTTCACCCTTTTCGATTTCCATCAGCTTGACCCTTTTTCGAAAGGTCTTATATCCCTTATAAGTCAGCACCATTTCTTTCCGGTTAGCAAATTGAACAAAATCAAAATACTTCTTATAGGCATTCGGTCCCTGGAAAAGGATCGTGCCCTCTATTGAAGTTTGTTTGTAGTTTTCTTCCAAAGGGATCCATCTGTTTCCCGCTGCAATGAAGTCGGTGTTTTTCTTGAATCCGAACCCCTTGGCTCGGACAAACAGATTGTCCCTGACCAATAAATCGTAGGTATGACCTACGCTGTTTGTTAATGTCATAATCATAAAGCCATACCTAACTTTCTATTTATGCGCGGTTCCAATGTATCGGCTACTTTGTCGCCGTCCATGTAAATGGATGTGTCTTTGCTGAGGATCTGGCCAAGGATTGTCACAACATCATTGATCTGTGCCTGCAGGCCGATCGTAGCATCGTCTACTGTGTAGTTCATGTTCATCGTTCCGGACATGTCGCCACCACGTGTCAGATTCAGCATTTGCTGAGATTCAGACAACGCTTCATCCGTCAGTCCATTGATTGCTTCCAGAACGGTGCCGGCATTCTGATCAATTCCCATTGCAATACCTGCAGGGATCCAGTGACCAACTTCACGCGCGAACACTCGAGATGGCGAGCCGATATCTAACAGGCTCTTTGCTTTCTGCAAGGCATTGGACGCTAAGTTTGTCAAACTGCTGAACAGATTTCCTGCAGCACCTCCGATACCAGATACGATACCAGATATGATGCTTGAACCGATGCCTGACCAGTCTGCATTTTTAAAAGTTTGAATCGCTTCGCTGGCCACTTCCGATGCCTTCGTCAATAGATTCGACGGTGATAAATTGCTGACGATCTTGCTGATCGCTCCAGTACCACCGGACGCCCAGTTTCCGGACAAGAAGTTCGTGATTGCCTGCGATGCTAAAGTGGCTGCCTGGCTAATTAGCTGACCGACCGCCTGAACCAATCCGGTTACGATTTTTCCGACCGCCTGGATACCTGCAGTGGCCCAGTTACCGGCAGTGAATGCAGTGATTGCTGCCTGGATCAATGTAGGTATGTTGGCGACCAATGTTGGAATCGCCTGGATGATTCCCATAGCCAGGTTGGCAATCAATTGCATGCCTCCGGACACAATTGACGGTGCATTCTCTGCGATTATCTGCGCAAACTGTAAAATCAACTGCGCTCCCTGCTCGATGAATGTAGGTAGTCCCTGAACGATGCCATCAACGAGATTGTTTAACATCGTCAATCCGGATTCAATGATCTGTGGAGCATTCTGCTGAATGCCACTGATAAAGTCACCAACTAAAGACATGGCATTGTTGATAAATTCGGGAATGCCTGTCACCAGTCCCTGCGACAACTGAGCCAGCATCTCCATACCAGCCGCCAACATCTGCGGCGCATTTTGCATAAAATATGTGACGATGCCACCTACGATGTTACCGATCATTGGCAGAACATTTCCGGCAAACGTTCCAATCGAAGTCAATAGATTGTCAATGTATGGCTGGAGATCCCAACCTTTTGCAATCGCTCCAAGCAGGTCGTCCGCTGCCGATCGCATCATGGCGAATGATCCTGATACCGTTGTACCCGCTTCTGTTGCGGTCGTTCCGGTAATACCCATTTCTTCCTGGATTACATGAATCGCTTCAACTACATCCGAGTAGTTCGATATATCATAGTGCACTCCGGATATCGCTTCTGCATCGGAGAGCAAACGTTCCATTTCAGTCTTTGTACCGCCGTATCCTAATTTAAGATTGTCCAGCATCGTATAGTTTTGCTTGGCAAAGCCTTGATACGCGTTCTGGATGTCTTGGATATTAGATCCGAATTTATTGGCATTGTCCGACATGTCGACCATTGCCATATCTGCATACTTGGCCGCTTTCTGCGTATCTCCTTCCAGTGACTGGATCAGGGATGCAGAAAAGCTGGTTACCTGTTCCATGTACTGGTTGGCAGATACACCGGCTGTCTTGTATGCATTCTTCGCATTCGAAATTACAGTATCAGCGTGATCTTTGAATAATGTCTCGACACCGCCGATCGACTGCTCCAGTGCAGCGCCCTGCATTATCGATGCCTTTATTACCTCGGCTATGGCACCGGCTGCCAAAAACTTTTTGGCGCCTGACAATATCTGTCCGCCAAGAGACTGGCCGACCGAATCACCAACTCCACCGCCGAGCTCTTGCTCTAAATTACCTTTTATGCCTTTCGCAGAAGGCATGATCTGCACGTAGGCTTTTCCGATTTCAGTGCTCATTTTTTATTCTCCTTCTGCTTTCTATCAATGCCTTTTTCAACTCTTCTCCGGAATTGAACACGGTTGCCTTTTCTAGCGCATTACGAGTCTCCTGCTCCTCTGCGCCGGTCAATGTGTCAACCATAGACTTTGGCCGATTACGGCCTTTCGAACCATCTTTGGTCTTCATCCAAACAAGCATGCTCAATCTGTCGACGATCATGGCATTGAGTAGTGTGTCGATCGGAACTTTCAGTTCCGATAAAATCATCATTGTACGTGAGTCCGCCCTTAATCCGAGAAAAAAAGTCGCCACCCGCAATGCAGGCAGCGACCGATAGTCATATATGTGGTATGTCTCTGCGAGGTCACACTCGAGGGCATCCTCACACCTATGAATAACGCTCGCAAGGGCTACTATTTTTTTAAGTCTTTGCTCCCTGATGACATGATTTCGGAAATTGTCGATTCGACTGCATCGACCGGAACGATTCCTTCGTCATCTCTTACGAAATCGTAGAGCCTATGCTGTTGCTCCTTACCCAGCAGTAGCTGGCACACTCTGCCGATCCTAAGCGGATTATCTTCGAGCTCAGCCAGAGCATCCACTAATTCCATATTGTTTAGTCTTGCTTTCGAAAGTTCAAACTCAAATCCATTTGATGTAGTGCCCTTCATGCGTTACCTCCTTTTATTCTCCAGAGCTCGCAATGCCCTGAATGTATTTATAAGCGGTGTTTCCGTCTGCATCCGCTTTTGCTGTGATCGTCAATTCATAACCAACCGGTTCATTGTCTCGATATACAATTTCGCCGATTTCGGTCACCGATCCATCTGGGATAAGCATGCGGAATGCTCTGTTTCCAAACAATGCGTCAATGACATAAACGTGAGATCCCAGCTCTTTTGAATTGCTTTTAATTGTAATTCCTTCCTGCGCTGATCCAGTGACATTGTCGTCTCCATATGTGGCTTTCATGGCCACAATGTTCAACGCTTCGATCAACTTCCAAGTAAATGTATCTTCCTTTGACGTCTGCGTTACCAAAACGGTGTCACCACCCCATGCTTTAATGGATTCAGATTCACGAGAAATATTCTCGGCAACACCGTCTTCAGAAACGTAGCCCATTTCTTCAAACGCAGCATTCAATTCATCAACGGCATTTTGAGGCAGCTCCGTTCCAAGCGGCGCGCGATAGATTGCGCCGGAAACTTTTGGCTTTGCAGCTGCAACATTGTTAACGCTTGACATTTTTGCCTCCTTTAAACTTCTGTGTGTACGATGTCGAACACAGCCTGATATCGATACCGCTTTTCTGTGGTATCGGTAAAGTTATAGTCAGAATTCAAAGCCGATCTGGACACACATGGAAGTGTAGTCAGTCCAGCCATTGCATCCTTGACCATTTCATTGAGCGCAGCTGCTTCGTACATAGACGGAGCGTATGACTGCACTGCAAATGTGGCTGTGTATATGTGGTTTTCCATTCCTGATCCGGTCTTTTCTATGACAACAAACTCATCTGGCGCATCTTCCGGAACTTCCATGTGAACCGGAACTTCTAGTTGTCCTGCCAAATAGTTGAAAAGTTTCTCTTCAATCATTTAAGCGCCTTCAGAAGTGTATTGTTCTTAAGTGTATGATGATAAGCGTGAGGAGTGGCTGCGTGGACGAACCCGACAACACGGGATCCTCGAACAGATACTTCTGATTCAAAACCGGTGCATGCTGCATTGGCGCTATCGACCACCTGCTGTGTCTTCTCACTGATCAGATCAGCACACATATTTTGCAACATGCCCCGAACACCAGCGCTGTTCAGTTCAACCCTAACCTTGCTACTCATAAGCTTCCACCAACACTTTCTTATTCCAGGACAATGGCACGTTTTCTTCAATAAACTCGACGACCGGACCATATGTGTGCCATGTCTTGCCAAAAAAGGAGACCTTTCGATCTTCCCATTTATTCGTATCCCCTTTCGGGATGCATAAGCGATAAACTGCATGTTTACCATACAGCTCCGTGGCGCTTACAACATCATCTTGAGTCAATAGCTCTGGAATGACATTTTCCACCACGATTTCTTTTTCCTGATAAATCGGAGCATTGAATGCATCTACTCCAATCTGTTCCTTATCGTAAAGAGTGACCGCGATTCCTTTAATCCAGCTCGCCATACATGTCTACCAGTCCATACTTCTGCCGTCTTAAGCCGAGACGTTTTAAATCTCTTTTCAAAACAAGCGTTCCGCCACCTGGTACCAAAAACGTTCCGGATACAGAATAGCCTCCGACAGATTGCGACATTTGTGAAAGTGCCTGCGATTCGACTTCCTGATTCAGGACCCGGACCACTGTGTCAACTGTGACTGCTTTTGCAACGCGGGCAACATTTTCGTTTGTATCGCAAAGCTCTTCCAAATCCTTCCCCACAGACTCAGCATATAAATTGAGCTCCGCAGATACCGACTCAATCAGAAACTGCGCTCTTTTTTCTTCAGATGCGGACAAGTTCCTTCCATAGTCCCTGATATCGCTAATCGATGCATAGTCCATTACTGATCACTCTTTTTCTTTGCCGGAGCTTTCTTCCGCGGTGGCTTCTTATCTTCTTTTAATTCCGACCAGTCGCCACCACTGATTTTGGAAGAGCATTCAATAATTGCTCCGGTTATTTTGTTCAGATAGCGAGCCATGCGCTCACCTTCTATTCAGTTACAATGCGTGCAAACGCTTTTGGATCTAAGATTCCCCATCCGATGTAGGCTTCGGCACGAATGTATACCTGATTACTTCCTTTCAGGTCGACACCGCTATTGTCTGGATCACCATAAGGAATGATTTCCATCGGAATCTCTTTTGCAAATCCCCATCTAAATGCGTTTGCAAAGTCGCCTACGATTGCCTGGTCTGTTCCGGCATCGGAAACAGTTTTGTTAACGTCACATGTTAATCCGGCAAAAGTTGTCGGTTTCTGGCCAAAGCGAAACTCAGGATATTGAGCAATTCCATTAGCCTTGATCTGGCCCATCGCACTACCGAAGGCAGTGGACAATGCCATACCATTCACATCACCATCAGCACCCTGAACCATTGCGATTGCTGCATCCAGATTTTCATCTGCTTCAACTGCAGAATAAGTCACTTTCTGAGTTACCTTGCTATCAAAGTTATTAGCGCCTACTACTGTCGAAGCTTCACCGGTGCGAGGATTTACACCATGCATTCCAGCTAGGTCCATACCACGTGCTAATTTCTTAGCGAAACCATCATTGAATTGTCTTAATACTTCTAATTGATATTCTTCAGAAGCCGTCATGAATTCATCAGATACACGAGCTCCGTATTCAAATTTGATAGGAACTACCGTTACCGGATCAAGAGTCAGACCGCCGTGAGATTTCTTTCCACCTTCAGCTACAATGTCTACTTCGTTTGGCATATTAAATACCATGTATTTATTGCCTGTGAATCCGATCGGCTGCTGGCCGGATAATGTTGCCAGGGAAGAATGCCCCTGAACTTTTGAAAATAAGTCTTTGACTAAAACAGGATCAAAATTAGAACCCATCGTCGCCGCTGCTACTGTAATTGCTGCCATGTTTAACTATTCTCCTTTCAGCCCATTTAATAGCTTTTTCATGGACACCGATTTCGAATCGATGTCAGTAGGCTCGGATGATTTACTCGGAGATGCCGGTCGGTTTGAGCCAAGCATCGCTTTTAATGCATCAGCGCTTTTGCTGATGCTTTCCTCATCGGAGCCTTGCAAAAAGGCAATTGATTCATACGGAAGACCTTTTTCATGCGCAATTCTCGTTTTGGTCGAGCCGGTCTCGTAAGCGCTGATCTTTTCGTCTCTTTCCTTCAACTGCTTTTCAAAATTGGAATACTTCTTCGCGTTATCTTCGACAGTTTTATTAAGTGCTGTAATTTGTGAATCGTAATCATTTCGGATCTTTTCAACTTCATCCGGGCTTACAAATCCTTCAAATTTTTTAGCGAATCTTTCCATCCTGTCCTTGATACGTGCGTCGAATTCTTCCTGTGTTGTAATTGCTGTAAATTCAGCCATTGTTTTCCTCCTACTTTGCTCGCTATAGGTAAGCGTAAAAAAAGCGCATCTCTGCGCTAATAAGAAACTCTCTGCCTTCTCCTTGCCTGTTTGGTTTCTGAACAGATCCAGTACGCTAAGATTGCGCTTTCCATGAGGCAGATATCGAGGCCTTCCTTGATGCTCGAATATCCAAAACCGCCATGTGATCCTATGTTCCTGTGTTCGCAGTTCGAAACCACTGCGCTAAGAGACGGCTGTCCATTGTGTCGGACCTTATCTTGGAAGACCCCATTTTCAAATGTGGCATTGGCCTTTATGACTTCTGCCACAGTGGGAGAAATAGGCTTCATTAGCTTTTCCTCTTCCATGTCATCAACCATGATACTCCGTCCGTTTTCTCCGTCGACGACCACTTTGGCCACGTCGGATTTTTTCAAAAAATCAAGCATCCAGCCATTTCCATTCCGAACTGACTGGCAATCAATCGATTCGATGAATATGTGCCCGTCTTCGGTACGTACTGCGATAGACATGGCCACATATTCAGATGAGTAACTGTACTTGATCCCAACAAACAAAGGACCTTTTAATTTCGGTAGATCCTCCACCTGGAGTGACCTCCACTCGGCCTCTGTTATTGCTGACTTCAATGAGTAAGTGAACCAGTATCCCAATCTTTGGATAGTGAAGTCGAGATCATCACCACGGATCTCTGAACGGATCTTTCTTTCGTCCAGATGATAGCCAAATGAAGGGTTCGTTTCTCGCCAAAGATCCACATCTCGCAGATTCTCCGGTTTAACGTTGACTCCCCACTCGGCCCAGCCTGTCTCATAGGTTTCACCTTTTAATGCGCTTTTGCGCATGCCCGTGAATACGGTTCCTACGCTTTCCATTGTGGGTGGTGTTCCGCATAATATCGTTTGCGGATTCTTCGAATCAGAAACGGTATACACGAGCGCTCCTTCCTGCATCGTCGTATATTCCTGCGCTTCATCGATTACGAGTAAGTCGAAACCTTCGCCGAGGCCTCCGTCTCTGGATCTTGTTCGGAAAACTATCTTTCCTTTTTGGTAGAGCTCGATAGCCTCTTCTCCGGACTTTTGGGTAATCTTAAAATGCTTCTCCGTGAGCTCGCCTTTATTTATCCGGTTATATTCGATGTAACCAGCCTCTTTCATGACGGTGCGCAGTCTTGACCACGCTGCTCTGGATGTGGTGGTTCGATGTGCTGTATGGCACATCTGTTCACCATGCTCAAGGCCCCACAATTCTCGGATGACGATGATCTCATTCTTTCCGTTCCGTCGCGGGACAGAATACCCAAACTTCTGATGGATCCATAGTCCATCAGAATTCACACCCATAATGTCTTTAATTAATAGCTTCTGCCATTTGATTGCTTTTCGGCTCGATGCCTCATACAGTTTCACTGCCTGAGTTCCGAAAGACTTCTTGTATGGCAGAATAAAAGAAGAAGTAGGAGTCTGTCTGCCTTTCTTAGCAGCCATCTTCCTACCTCCTATCTGTTATTGTTTCTCCTTGTTACACGAATCGATGCAGCCCGATGGTTAGCGCCTGTGCGCTCCATCTCTTCTCTGATCAATCGTGCTTTCGTTTGCTTGAATTCTCTGTTCTGTTCTTGAGAAATTCCTTTTTCCACCAGACGTGCCTGCTTAGGTGTCAGCTTCGACTGATCGGCACTCATCAGATCGATTGCTTTCATCCGGCGCCCATCCTGGTAAATGTTCTTTGTATGTGCATCCTGTGAAAACTCACCAACTTTATACATGACAGTACAGTGACAGTCACGATGCCGGACGTATATCTCTCTGCTACACGGGTAGTCGTACGTGCCGGCTAAATTTGCACAGTAATCACAGTGGTTCTTGCCGCCATGATATATCCGGATAATCTTAGGATTAAATCCGGAATTGTACATAAGATCGGCATTCTGAACGACAAAGTCATTTACTGCAGATTCAAGGAAGTTCTGCATATATGCCGAATCATCCAAGAGAAAATGCACATCGTCATAGCTTTCGGCATGATCCAGCCGGTTCAGGATGCCATCGATCCTGCTTTGATTCACACCCGGTACAACTGGCTCGAACCCGATTCCTTCCGCCTGGTTCATAAGCGCCTGGACCTTTTTGCAGTATTCAGCTAAAAGCTCATTACCACGAAGCATGGTCGGCTCAATGACCGCCTTTCCAATATTCCAGTACATCCTTCCGTCCGGAAGTATCGATGTGGTAATGTGCTTGCCAAAAGCTTTTGATAGGATATCCCCTATCTCGACTGCGAACCGGTCTGCATCTTCATATGTGGCCGTCCCGTCACGAATCTTCCGGAGCAGGTCTTTTAAAATCTTATTCGACTTCAGCTCCTCATCAATTGTCTGATTTATCTTTTCCAGTAATTCCGGTGAAATATCTGTCATTCAGAATCACCCTCTGTATCCTCTTCCATCAGGATCCTGTCGACGTCTGTCTGTTCTTCTTCGACTCCGGAATTCGCTTCCATGCCAGTCAGCGCTCTTAGATTCTTGGCTCCAATAAATCCAGGAACTGCCTGGTTTAATTTGATCGCGCCATCTCCGATCAGTGATAATGTCGACATATCCGGCTCGAAGATTGGCTCCCATAAAGGTTTTGTCCGATATAAAGCATTCCTTTGGTAAGGATATTCATCACGGATGCATGCACATAGATATCCGGCATTCAATAAGCCGATTCCAAAACTTGACTGAGCTTTTCTTGCATATAGTCTTAAATTCTCATGACTGGCTTTGATTGCTTCGGCGCTCGAAGGATTGTCAGAAACAAATCCTAAGTCGTCTACTGTCAATCCGGTCTCTCCGGCAAACATGGATGCGTACATTCTCAATTGGTCGATGTACGGAGTCATTGACTGCTGCTGGAACTGTCCAAGCGTTGGCTTGTCCCCGTCATCGTCCTTATCGAATTGCATAAATGCAGACATGACAGCTTTATACTTGTCCATCCGCTCGGCATCCTGGCTTAATCCAGTGACATATTTCTGTGGAAAAGAATAGAATTCGCTCGATACCTCGCCTCTTAGAAGTGTACGCAGTGCCGACTGCGTATAACTCATGCATGCCCTGGATATTCGAGAATGTCCAAACGGTCTTCTTGCATCTGGTCGATAGATGACCGGGACAAGCAATGGATATGGAGCTGTGTTCGGAACTTCATATGGCTCACCAGCTTTTGGGTAATAGTATGTCATTCCTGGAATGAAATATGCTTCCAGTGTTGGGTTTCCATTCTTGTCTCTTTCAAGGACGGCATATCCTTCTTTCAACATATAGGTACGTTCATCAATAACTCCAGTCGCATTGGAACCGTCGATGTTTTCCATCTGCGGGAACCCGCTGTCATCCTCATGTATGTAAATGAAACTGCAGGATGAAATCAACGCAGATAACACTGCACTGTCAATCAGGATATCCCGATTGTTCATGTCATAGATCTGGCCGATTTGGAAATTATCATTGTCGAACGTATAAAAAGACAGCCTGTCTGCCAGACTGTCTACTGCTTTTGCGCACCATCCAAGTGAGGAAGTCATCCACTGCATTTCGGGCGGGATCATGCCTTTCAAATAGCGCGTTGCGTTCTTCATTTCGTAATATCTGTATCGGACGTTAACCCTTTGTCTTTTCAATTCCATCTTTTTTCTTAGGTATCCGATTCCTTTATAATCCGGCATTGTATTCCTCCTTTATTGTGGCTTTTGGGTCGAGAGAGTACGTAGTGACGGCGAACCTCAGCCGACCCACCGCATGGGGTTCCTATGCCCCCATTAACGTAAATTTTTTTAATCTATCGAAAAAATCAAAAAATAATAGAATTACGTGCATCCTGACAGTTGACACAATTTTTTTTCTTTTCTTTCTGAACTCAGCACCCAGGCACCGTGTACCTGTGCCGTCATGATCTGTATGAAGTCCAGTCAGTCGACCAAGGAAGCACGCGGTTGGACGTGACCTCTGGTGTACCGTTCGGATTCACTCCGATAATCTTATCCGACTTCTGTCTGTTGCAAGACCAATGTGCCAGCTGTAAGTTGTTGATGTCAGACGGGTGGCCACCACGTGCCACCGGTATAATGTGATCTATCACCGGGCTCAGGGGGTGGGGGTATTTATAGCCGAAGTCCACCGGTCTATTACAGATGCCGCACACTGTCTGCGTTGCAAAGATCCTTTTCTTATTCCTCTCGAACTGTAGTCTGTGTGTCCCGTCTTGATCGGGTCTGTTCTTGTTCTTACTCATAACATCAAAAACAAAAGGCCAGATCATGTACACTACTACACCGGTACATTACCTGACCAATTTCTATATGTTACATTATATATCAGGTTTCAAATGTGTGCACACATCTTTAATTGATAAACAGATCCACATCTGCCAGCAGTGTCAGCATCCTTCCGTATGGATTCTCATAGCCAAACACTGCGCGCAGTTTATCCCTATTGATTCCCTGCAGATAACTGGAGGCAAAGCGCAGGTCCTCATCCTTGATCTGTTTGAGAATAAGATCTCTCAATCCTTCTGCTTCACGTATCTCTCTGCTGAGTGTGTGCATATGCTCGTTGATCTTGTCTTCTTCCGAGTAGAGATCCAACAGCTTTGATGTTTTATCATGCCCTTTATTCTCTATCCTGATACCTCCGATCGGCGGCGACTTCGGCAGTCCCAGATCCTGCTTCAAATGTTTGATCTCTTCCAGTCTGTGCTGATAAAGATTGGCAGCGTTCCTGCAGTCATTGATTGACTGGATCTTTCTGAGTATCCTCTTCGCTTCTGATCTGTGCATGTTAGTCCCACCCCTTAATAAACCTACTTAAGTATATTTGAGCCTGCCTGTATACCTCGGCCAAGTTGAAGTCAGTGAATGTCTTCAACACTTCTATGTTCGATTGATCCACGTTTAAATATGTTTCATTGCTAAGCAGTATCAGACTCCACGATGATTCCGATCTATACTCGCAGTAATATTCAAGGCAGGGATTCAGCTTCTGGATCTCTTTGAATACATCCAGAAATCTCTGCTCCTCTTTCCAAAGTTCACCGCTCATGTGTCTACCTCCTTCCGGATCTGTTCAAACGGAGGCAGCGGCATCCATGCGATGATCCCATTCAACCGGTTTGCGGAATATGAATCGATCCACGTATCATCCTCAGTGTATGCCACGTAATATCTGTGGCCATCGGTGGCCAGAACATCAACTGACTCCAGCCACCTGAGATCATCTTCGATGCATTCGTGCTGTGCCGGCAAGCCCTGGCTGCACAGCATCCAGTTATGTCGCCCTGTCAAAACGGAAGATCCTCTCCGGCAATGCCGGTTGTATCGATGTCGTTGGTGTAGGTACTGGACGATGCCGGCACTCTGTAATCTGTACCAGCTGTAGAAGAATGGTCACTGTTTCTCTTTGAGTCTAAGAATTCAAGATTGTATACACTTATCTCTGTTCTGTATCTGGTCTCGCCATTAGATTCATATGAAGACTTCTGGATGGATCCTTCAACCAATATCTTGGAGCCCTTTACCAAATATCTCTCGATGAGTTCGGCCGTCTTATTCCATGCAGTACAGTCAATGAAGTCTGCATCCTGCTGGCCGGGTTTAGGATTCCTTCTCTGTACAGCTAACGTGAAATGGCAGTATGCAGCACCGGAGCCGGTGGTCCTTAGTTCCGGATCTTTAGTCAGCCTGCCGGTTAGAATTGCTTTATTCATATCTATGCTTCCTTTCATCAACGAGCTTCTTGCAGAACTCGCAAACTTTTAAATATTCATCGTAATATGGTGTGTGGAACTCTATGCCATACCGCTGTTCTTGACCAATGATCCCGGTCATACGAACATCGCACACATTTGGATCAGGGCGTGGCTCACTGGTTAAATCGGTTAACTTTACGTCCAGAGCTTCTGCTAGCTTTTCTAATGTAGAAAGACGGAACTTCATTGGTGAATCTTTATCGCTTGATTCAAAATGGTTTACAGCTGCTTGAGAGATACCCAGCTTTTTAGCGAGATCCTTCTGTGTCCATCCTTTTTGCTTTCTTAATCTTTTGATATTCTCCCCGACGCTCATTGTCCCAGCTCCTTCAGCATCTCCACCAACGGATAATGCTTGCCTGTTTTTGATACGTTCGAATATCCCAGCATTAACGCTTCACCCTTGCGTCCTAATAGACATAGGTTTCTGTCAACTAATCTTCTGACAATATACTTCTTGCCGTATTCATCTACCACTTCATCACCAACATGAATCTCTTCTTTCTCTTTTCCCTTTTCGTGTTCAATCCTCTCGCATGTTTGTTTAGATTTTTCTAGTAACTGAAACAATGTTGTCTCACTGCCAAACCATTGAGTAAGGATACTGGGATTATTCACCCAGTAGTCGATAATCTTGTCCACCCTTTCTTGCATCAATTGTTCACCTTTTTTAATACCTTCGCCATATGAGTTTAATTCGATATACCCACACCTGTCGTTTAACTTTTCACATCTCTTTTGCATCTCTTTATATCTGTTTTCGATAAAACCGAGATACGTTTTGTTCTGCTCAATCATTTCTTCCATTGTTATTTCACGTAATTCTTTTTCACTCATTTGTTCACTCTCCTATTCCATGCCTTTATTGCGACTGTCGCACCATTGGATTCAATATTCACTTTTCCATCTTTCCCCTGCCAAACTTTACTTTCATATGCCTTTGTGAATATGTCACATTTCTCACAACCAACGATATAAGAATTTGTTATCGTTGGAGGGTTGATAACATACCCACTAGATTTCTGTATCAACACTGCCTCTCCGCCACAGAATGGGCATGGCATCAATTCATTCATTTGTTTCTCCCTCGATCAATCCCAGTTTGATAAATAAGGATTTCGCCACTTCGTCTTCTTCTGCTATTTCATAAATTCCCATGCAATAATAATTTTGAAAAATCTTTGATACTAAATAAATTTCGTTATCTGTAAATTTCATTCTTCTTTCCTCTTTTCTATCGGACAGTCATCTGGTATTTCGTTGTGCCAGTATCTCCAATCCATTAAGCAATGCAATCGCACGCATTCTATGTAATCTCCAAACACAACCTTGGCAAACTCACATTTCTCACAACTGCGTCCTGTCATTCTTCTTTCCTTTCTGCTCTTGAGCAGTATTCATATGCTTTTGTGGTTTCTAACTGTGAATGTTTGTTACAAAGTCCACTTTCTGCAATATCTTTATCAATAACCGTTATCCAATGCTTACAATCTTTACATCTAATAACTGCAATCTTTTCAGTTGACTGATTCTGTTTTTTTGCTAACTCTGTAAGCCTGTCTTTATTCCCATATGTCTTGATACAATACTCAAGATAACTATCTGATACTTGTTTCTTTCCGTGCTCAATCGCTGATATGTAGGATGCAGTAGCACCAAAGTCTTCTGCATCCTGTTTCAGCTTTCGATTGTTTTCAATCCGTAGTATCCGTATCGCTTTTCCGAAATCAGTCATTTTCTTTAACATTCCTCGAACCACAATTAGGGCAGTAATTCATTCCTTTGTTCCATCCTTTTTCTGCATGTTTACAGATGGAACATCTAACCGTTTTCCCTCTGATTACCACTTCTCCATGTTCAACTGTTTTGTATGGCACTTCTTCCCAATGTCCATGCTTAACAGGTACTGTTTCAACTTGTGGAAGTGACATCACATCTCGCATAGCATGGCTCAACGCTTCAAATGTCATTCCCGTTCCGTCCTGTTGATTTCCTATTGCGTCCAATACTGCATTTAATTCTACGTATTTAGTCATGTGTTCCTTTCTTTTTTCTTAAATACCCTTTAAGCCTTGCTATTAATGTAGGCTCGTACCATATACATTCGCTCGAATGATAAATACTCCACATTCCTGCATCACACATATTTTTTCCGTTTCGATAATAGAGATTACAATCTGAACATGATTTTTTCATTCCTGTTCTCCTTCTTGCAGTTGTTTATGCTCTTTCTTCAATAGTTCATATTGAAACTCCAATTTGTTTAACATCCTTTGAGCTTCAAGCCAGCCATATGAAATATTACTCAATTCTTCATACAAACTAACAATAAGTGCATCCATTACTTCAAAATCTGATTTCATTTCATTCTCCTTTGTATGGATCGGGTAATGGCATCCATGCTAACACTTTTGCATCTTTACCGTTGGCTACTTCGCCACCCCAAAAATTAAAGTCTGAATCGTAATACCCGATACCATATTCGGGAAGTATTTTTTCTTTGTTCCAATGATAATATTCATACCAACAAAGATATTCACCAGTTTTCATAGGTAATGTTTTGCTAGCTGAAATCCATTCAACCGTTTTACATTCTTCAGTGTATAGATTTTCACGCTTTTCCATTTCCTTCTGTACCTGTAAAGCGTTATGCAGTATTTCATTAAATTTTTCGTTTTTCATATAGATCTCCTAATCGTAGGTGCTTATCTTGTCACTTGTTCATGTTTCCTTGCTCCTACCCACCGCAGGTCATGCTGCGGACGTCTTATTTTTCCGTTGCAAATATCACATACGCTCTGTCCGGAGTAACCGAGCTGTCTGCCGGCAGCTCTGGCACTGTAATACTGGCGGACCTTGCGTCCGTTCTCGTATAACGCAACCTTCTTTCTCCGGGTGTTCCTGTTCGTTGATGCATTCCGGCTCGATATTTCTGATCTATGCAGAAACTCGATACGAGCCGGTTTAAATGTGTCGGCATATAGTACAGGGATCCTTTTGTCTTTGTTTGGATTCCAACCAAGAAAAGCTCCGGCATATATCTTTACCGCATTTGCATCTCTGCTTCCGACGTTCACTTCAAAGTGGCTTCTGTGCTTGTAAACGACCAGATCGGAACGATTCCCGTTCTTGAAGATCCGATAAAAGCTCCCTGATCGGGTGACATACCATCTGGATCCACGCTCCTGGTGGAATAAGACTTCATTGAAGGTTTCTTCTTTCCTGTCTTCCTTTTCATCGTCTTCGACCAGGATGCAGCCTTTATAGGTTTCGGATCTGGCCATGAAGTGCAGCAGCTTTCCCGGAGTAAAACTAAGGTCCTTCATTACCTGCCTTGAATCGACGTATCCTCTTATGTCAAACGTATCCGGATCAAGCATCATCAATCGCATTGCTTAGCCTCCAGAGCTTTTATCTTTTCTCTCAGGTACTCATTCTCGTCTTTGAGCTTCTGAAGATAATTGAATTCATTTGCCTCGATCATATAGATCACATCTTCAAATGCCTGGAGGTATCTGCGGTAATATCTCAGCTGGTCCTGGTATTTTGTGCTGCGCTCTTCGTAGATCATCATCCACTTGATGCCGTAGTCGCATTCCGGATATTTTTCTTTCAAGCTCTTTTCAAGTGTGCTCATCTTCTCGTTCAGCTGATCCACTTTCTTCCGGAATGTTTCATAGATCCTTAGGATCGTTTTATCTGTTACTTCCTGTCCATGTATTTTCATTGTTGGATCCTCTTTTCTGTTCCGTTTTGGATCTTGGTGACGGTCTTCCCGAACCCGTAGTCAACCTCGATATATTTATCAAACAGGCCGTCGTATACAAGCCGGCCTTTCACCGGCTTTCCGTCTAAACTGGTTGCTTCCCAGATTCCCGGTTCATATGCTTTTTCCATTTTTTCCCTCTTCCAGAGCCTTCTGCAGTCCGTTTACAATGGCCTTGCCGAGCTTGGCCATTTCTCTGCTGAAAGACTTTTCTTCTTTTTCTTCATCTCTTAAAACATCCATGTAATCATCGATGTTCCATTCATCAATTTCATATCCGTCATCGTCATACTCAATGTACATTTCTACCTCCAGTGCAGTTCTGTATGGCCGTCCGATCTCAGTTCTGTCCGGATGCCATACTTTATTTCGTAATCCTTCATGCTTGGCAGTTCTCCGGTTGATTTCCATTCGTTCTGGAAATCAATCAGCATTTGCCGGTATAGATCTACCAGGTCTTTAGGGCTTTCCAGTTGTTCCGGATACGGATGCATGTTTTTTATTATTTTTTCGATCTCATCCGTATATGGGAAAAAGTTTTTATCGGAGTATTGAATGTAGTGGTCGGCGGCGGCCCTTACTGTGTCGAAGTCGACATCCTGGAAGGCGCTCATCCACCTTGTTACCACCGCCTCTTTTTCGTCTTTATTCATGGCCCGAAAATAGCCTGGATATTTCTTGTTTAATTTGTTCAAAATTTGAACCGTTTCATTTCGATTCATTTATTGCCTCCTAATATATAAATATTGACGTCTCACTTGGCCGGCCAGCCTCCTACTCCTTATCCTTTCCTTTCCTTATCCTTTCCTTTAGCTTACTTTTTTGCTTTCGGTGTCTGCTTATCGCGCTGCTTATCGGACTGCTTATCGGACTGCTTACTATTCAGAACAGAAAAGCACCTCGGAAAGCAGAGTGTGTAAGCACTTCGGAAAGCACCAAGAAAAGCATGCTTACTTTTTTGCTTTCGGTGTCTTTTTGGCTGTGCCGCCCTTACTTCCGGCAGCTGCTTTTTCTTTGGAACTTGTAAGGTTTGGTTCCCATGATTCCCAAATATCCAGAATGTGTTCGCCGAATTTTGAAGTGTCCGGTTCTTTGTCGAAGAACATATAGTCGATCATTGCATCCAGCAGAAGGACCTTGTCCTCATCGCTCTGCCTTTTCAGTACAGTTCCAAATGATTTAAAAAAAGTAAATCCTCTGATCATAACAATCCACCTTCATTCTTTTCCTGGAGCGCCACTTTGACACATGGAGTTTCGGAATAGACCTTTTCCACATGCAGTAATGTCACCTGCTTATCATCTTCAAATGCAATGCCATTTAGTGAGTCCAGGACGATCTTTGCGATATTATCGCAGTCCGGCTTTATCAATGGCCGGATGAACTTATGCAGCATGAGCCCAGTTCTTTTCTTTGACGTGCTCTTAGGAATCGGGAAATCTGCTTCTATGTATGCTGCGATGTTCCCGCGCATCAATTCATGCCCGGAATAGACACTTAGGTATCTATCCCGAACAAAATTCTCATAATTAACGGTCTGCTGCGGAGTATACGTTCTTACGAATGCGCCCTGTCTTGCGAACTTAGGACGCTGCTTGGCCATCGGCTTTCCTGGGATTTCAAAATAGCGCTTCGGGCTATTCATTGATCACTTCTCCGGTTTCAGCATCGAATACTTCCTCATATTCGGCCTCATAGAATTCATTAGGCACTTCTGCCATATCTTCCTTGATCTCCGTCTTTATTGTTTCGTCTTCAGAGATCTGGCGCGCAAATTCAACGCTTAACGGTGCATATTTCAAAGCCTGTTTTAATACAGTCTTCTTGGCCATCGCGTCGAAATCCGTCTGCCAAGGACCATTGCTGTAGGTCTTCGAATACTTCTTTCCATGTCTTTCGACGTCCTCTCTGGACATGACTTCAAAACCATAGGCGCCTTCATTTCTCCAAACCGCGTAATAGCAGATGATCTTCCCTCTGTCCTTCATTGCCGGTTTGTGCACAAGGTTCGGATTCAGACCGTATGAGTATTCAAATTCATCATTTTCATAGACTTCGTGGACTTCCACGTTTGTCCCGGATCTATGAGCCAGATTAAGTAATCCTTTATATCCGATCTGGAACTGTACCTGCTTGCCGTACGGGATCAGATACGCTTCTCCCAGTGGAGTGTTCGGCTCAAGGCCGAGCTGCGCTGCATTCATCATTGCCGCCAGGAACGACTGCGGTGTACACTGTGCCAGCTTCGGTGTGTTACTGATTGCTGATAGAGTAATTCTTGTAAATCGTTCCGGAGTCATCACAGAAGGCAGAGCCTTTGCAATCTCGCCTTCCATAACCTTCACATAGTCTTTTATTGTCTGTGGCTGCTTCTTGGCCACGTTATTATTGGTAGTCTTTTTCGATAATTCTTGTTTATTAGCTGTTGCCATTTGTTACTCCTCTTTCTTTTCATTCAGATCCACGTACCAAAGGCCGGTGGATTTGTCATATTTCAATTCGTCATAAATCCCAATAAAGATATTCAATCTTTTGTCTTTCACACAAAACGATGCATTCGATGGGTGCTTTTCTCTTCTCGTTAATTTAAATGAATCTCTTTTCCCTTCGTATCCTCGTGCGAATACCAGCTTGTTTTCGTCAACCCCAAGCCGAATGAACGGTTCTTGCGTGATTTTGTCCCCGCTTCCATTAAGTAACGAGATGCGGACAGAGTCTCTATTTTTCCCGTAACCCCCGCCGATTGTTACATCATTTTTTCTTTTCTTGTTCGATCCGTTGCTCTTTTCCAGCCAATCAACTGCCATTTTTTACCTCCTTGATCCCGAACTGTCTATAAGTGCTTTGCTTCAGGCATTTCTTATAAACATCCGGATATTCTTTTTTTAATAGATCTGTGTCAATGGAAGTCTTTTTCCTCTGCTTCCAGTTGACATATGCTTTATCTGTTCTTCCAGAACAATTCTGGCCGAGCTGCTGCTTCAGTTCGGACTCGCATTTTCTTTTTATTGTCCGGAACTCTTTTATCTTTAAATTGACCATCGCCAGCATTTCGATGACATCGTCCACACCGATCAGATCAATCGTGTCATCGTTCGCATCAGGGTATAAAGCTTTCAGAGCTTCCTCTGTCGATTCCGATCCATCGATTGCCGGTTCCTGGTCACTGGTCACCAGATCCCAGAAGTCTTCTTCATATGTGATCATCGTTTCGATGTACTCCTCGTTTCTTTCGATTTCCAGAACATAGAAATCTTTGGATAACACAAGGACCGCTATATACCACTTATCCAGGCCTGTGACAGCCATGTAATGCTGGCACTGTGCGTAATAGGTAGGCGGTACATCTCCACCGGCATAATCAGTTTTGTTAAGCATATTCGTTGTTTTACATTCAAGACCGGCCCTCTCACCGACGATCAATCTGTCCACATTGGCCAGCATGAACGGATGCTCAACGCTCTGGAATGAATAACTGGATCTGCGGACCTTCTTGCCAGTCAGCTCCGTGAATCTTTCGGCCACATATGCTTCCAGATCCCGCCCCTGCCTCATTGCTTCGTTGTCATAATCTTTCTTGATCCTGCCGGTCTTTTCGCACCAAAGCATGTATGGCGACTTCCAGGCATTCAATCCGAGGATGACACCGGCATCGGAACCGCCGATACCTTTCTTTCTGCCTTCCAGCCACTCATCTCTTGTAGCAGGAAGCTTTTCCTTAATAAAACTCATTGCATGGTCTCCAAAAGCCTTTTGGCTTTTTCTACCGGAGCCATGATCGAATCAGCTCTCTTTTTTCTTTCATTTATAAAGTGTTGTAAATTGTCTTTGTTTCCTAAGCGGTACCCTTTCTGATCAGAAGTACCGACAATCATGATGTTTGCGAACTTTCCGTCATTATCGGCATTGATGTCTTCGATTGCCTGGCGGATCACTCTGTCTGACAGGTGGGTGATGTCCTTCAGGTAACTCCTGGACACGCATCCGCGCTCTCTTATCGTGTCTATTATCAATTGTTTCAATTCATTTCCCTCTGCTTTTCTTCCATCAATCGTTTGGAAACCGCTTCGCATTCCTTCGTGAGCAGAGTGCCTGCCTCATGCATCGCTTTTCCCATTATGCTTTTGATCTGGTCAAACACCTTTTCATCAACTCCCAATGCATGCAGCGAATATAAAGTGGCTGCATCCAGTTCGCCTTTGGCTTGTATGCTGTCGTCAGTGATCCGGATATCACATTTAAATACCGGAATGTCATTATCTATTTTGTTCATAAGTCTCCTTTCGTGATAAAATAGAGACGTAAACATAAACGTTTACGCTCGAGCTGTTACGTGGGGTTTCAGCTCCTTTTTATTTTTAATTTTCTACATAATTCTTCGGTTGAATAACCACCAAACGGCAGTCGCTCAATACCTAAGTGCTTTGCCTTTTTTCGGATAGCTGAATAGCTGTAACCGACAGCTATCGCGAAATCCTTCAATGTAATTACGTCATGATCCAGCGCCCATTTCTTTTTCTGCAGGCTCCACGGCCTTTCCCGCCATGCCTGCCACTCCTGGAATGGTGTCATGGCAGCAGCTCCAGAAGCGTTCCGGCAACGATCTCAATCAAGACGATTGCAGCGAATAGGCCGGCCCATACCGCTACAATTTTGGAATCTTCTTTGATTTCTTTAAGGGCTCTTTCCTGCTCCGCCCGCTGTTCCTGAATGTCTGCGCATAATTGGTCAACGATGCGCTGGTTCTCGAAATGCTGGAGCTGTTCGGCGAAATCCAAAGTGACTCCGTCCATCCCTTTTCCTAATGTTTTCATTTCTCTTCTCCTTTCGGACCCTCTTCAAGCAGCTCTCCGTCTACATACATGCAATAGCCATCTTTTGTTACACCGATCGTAGTTTCGGAATCCAGTTCCTGGATGGTTACGATTAGCTCCATAGTCTTTTTGTCCATTACGATTATTGATTTCATAGATTTCCTTTCTGTGACGGATTATTTCCGTCATTCTTTTGTTTCGTATCGGATGTGTTCCGTTACAACTAAACGATGTGTCGGATTATATCCGATACATTCCTTTTTTCTGCTCACCCCCTCCAAAGACAGCCTGACGGCAGATAATGACAAAAAAGCTATAAAGAAAGGAGGTAAATAATTAATGAAAACAAGTACGTTCTGCGAATATAACCAAAACTGTATACCGTCAGACCGCCTTTGAAAGAGGTGAACAAGGGTTATCAACCCATTTTTTGAATAAAAAAATTAGCCATTATAAATGCACTTAATATGGGATAAATCAAAGCCGCTTACTTCGGCAATCTTCGTGATTTCTTTGAAAGTGAAATCCGTAACACCCTGCTCCTTCTTAATGTAGGTGCTTGGTGCCATGCCGATCGTGCGTGCGAACTGTTCCTGATTCATCTTCATATTAGTCCGAATGGCTTCCACAGTTATCTTTTGCATCGCTTTTTCCTTTCTATGGGTTATCAACCCATCTGTAATCATTATACACAACTATAAACGGGTTATCAACCCATATTTTATTATTTTTTGTCTTTTTTTGGTTATTTTGTAGGTGATTAACCCACATCGATATGATATTATTGAATTATAAAGAAGGTGAAAAAAATATGAAATACGATAGTTTTAACAAGGCAGTCGGCGATTATCTCCTGGAATATAGGCAGAAGCATAATCTCACACAGCAACAAATGGCTGATATGATCGGGAAATCAAAAGACTGGTACAGAGAAATCGAGAGAGGGCGCAACAGCCTTTTGTTCCACGATGCAGGCCCGCTGTGTGAAGCACTCGGAATTGACATTAGTGAATTGGGAAGATATGCAAGAGAGAACTCCAAGCGAACCTGACTATATGATAGTTTTCTAAAGGACATCATTCATGTCGATTTAATTAATAATATATAAATTGAAAGAGGCGAAAAAAAGATATGGGATTGTTAAAAGGACTGGGCGATAAGATGCTGGATGCATCGAAGTCAGCCATCAAAGAAAAGTTAGGAATTGAGCAGGAACAGAAAGGAGCTCCGACTCCACCGCCATTCAAGAAAAAACAAAAGCTGTGTGACGTGAAGTCTTTCCTGGATGAACATCATGCCGGAGTGTACTCAATCAGAAAGATTGATCCGGATTTCTTTGTTCCAGAAAAAGAAATAATGGAGCGGATCAGTATGACCTGCGTCCGGATCTATAAATATAAGTTCGGGTCATATTCCGTGAAGCTGGTTCCAGAACCAACAAATGCACATGATCCTAATGCAATTATGGTTC